GTTGTTCTTCTGTAAAGTAACCTTCAGGGAAGGCTTTTCCGGCGTCAGTAAAGGTTGTGCCGGCACGACGAAAGGAAGGCACACTTGCGGTAATAATTAATGAGACAATAGCGAGTTTTGACATAACGTTTCTCCAAAACAACTGGCCTTTATTTAAAAGCCAGTTGTAGTAGTTGTAGTGATTGTTAAGGTTCTAGGAAATTAAGCTTGAAGGTAATCGGGGTTTAGTACCGTAAACTTGCCTTTGAGCTCGTTACTTACCGTCACACCGCCATCATCAATTTGTTCCCGCTCGTTAATCTTGGTAGCGTGTTCGTGCAGTGAGGATGGTACGACTAGCGTTAACCCGTTCTTACCTAAACCTAACGGACGGCCACCGTCTGCTTTAAAGCTGCGGAACTTGTTGATGGCTTCCCAAAGGGTTGCTGGAGTCAGTTCTTTCTTAACCCCGATAGCCATTTGCCAGAAGCCGTAGCCCACATTGCAGCGACAATCTACGCCATAGCGGAAAACCTTATTCATGAATACTTGTTCATCGTTAGGGTTATCCATAGCGACAAATTGCATACCTTTGCGCTCTTGGAAGATAAGTGGTTTTAAGCTTCGCGATGTGTCTAACAGATACCAGGCATCACCTGTGTAACCAGGATCAATGATTGCGTTAGAAAACGAGATATCTGTACCACTGCCATCTACTTCAGAATTCACTGGGTGGTCGGTGTCAAAGAAGTACTGCCCGTCGTAACAGGTAGACGTGAAGCCAGCACCTAGTAAAGGAAATATCAGTTCGTCTGGGAATACTGATGAGGCGTAACCCATTTCGTCCATCATGGGCGAATAAACGCCTAAGTTGTCATCTTCGATATCGTCTCTGTCAACCGCCACAGTTGATTCAAAGGCCTTATTGGTGATGGTGTAACCGTGCTCTTTAAGTGATTTAAGCTGACGCTCGCCAATCCATTCACGGAAGCCCGGCCATTGCCCTAACCAGCCGTAGGTGTTCGATTTGGTTGAGGATGGAACGATGGTGGCCACGGCATTGTACATCGGCATGCCACGGGTTTTACCGTCTTCGAAGTTTTTACGAAACCCAGTGCGGATTGCGTTTAATACAGGTGAGGTAATAATAGCCATGTGCTTTATTTCTCCAAATTAAGTGTGTGGTTAGGCGTAGAGCTAGTCTTTCTTAAGCTCGGTGGCGTAGTCCTCGTGGGAAATGCCCAGTTGGTCTGCTACAAGCTTTTGGTCAGCGGTAAGGGCCGCAACGGCGTTTTGGTCTTCACCGTCTGGTTTCTTTTCTTTGGTTTGTTTACCACCAAAGGCTTCCACGCTTGCGCGGCCATCAAGCTGTGCCTTAAGCGCTGCCATGCTACTTTTGCCCAGGCTACGTAAGTAAGGCAGCTCTGCTTGCGCCACGAACTTGCCGTCTTTTTGAGCCTGTTCAATAAGCTGGTCGACAGTTACCGCACTGTGGTTTGCCGATAACGCTGCTAGCTCTGCTACCACGCCGTTATAGGTTTCAATAGGCACATACTCGGCTGGGTTAATACCTTCTTTGGCTTTCTCAACTTTTGCCGTAAGCGCGGCAATTTGTTGGTCGCTTTCCGCTGCGCCGTCTAACTTGGACTTAATTTCGTCAAGCTTGGCTTTCACACCTGGTTTAGTTAACTGTGCATGTAATGCAGCAGCATCAATGTCGGTAGATGGGGTAGTAATACCCAGCAGATTAAATAGCAGGGCTAATGCTTCGTTCATGGGCGTAGGCTCCGATGGTTGGTTATTAACGTTTGCATGAAGGGCGGCAGCTTGACTCATGCCCTTTACTGCTGGGTCATTAGTGAGAGCGGCGCTGTGAAGGTCTAACACTTCACCTGTGTGTTTGTTGTAAATGACGACGGGGGAGTAGTATTTGTACTCACCGTCTTTGATGTGCTTTCGCGCGGTGGGCGTGAAATTAAGCTGAGCAAATAAGCCTTTGTCTTCTCGCCATTCGAATTTATTACCCCATGCACTGGCAGGGGCTTTAGAACCGTTCTCTTTGGCAAGTAGGGTTTGGTGGTCGTAGTCGACAAGCAGCTGCTCGCCCGCATCAGCTCGCGCATTTAATTTCGCGGCGAGGGCTTCGCCTTTGGCATTATCGATGCGCCACTTATTACCAGGCACTTCAGTAGGGCGGCCATCATAGGCAGCGAAGTCAGCTCCCGGGAGTATTTGTTGCCAGGGCTGTTCTATATCAATTGAAAAGGTACAGGCAGCAACGCCAAGTGGAGACTCAGCGTTGTTCGACTGGTTCGAAAGGGCAGCAAAGGACACGGCTGCTGCTAGCGTTGTCGCTACATGGCGGCCTCCAAGTACTGAAGATGTAAGTGTGGTTAGTTGTTTTTTCATAGCCCGACCAGTATGTCGGGCGATAGGGAAGGAAGGGGATTAGTCTAGGTTTGGGCTATATCGAAACAATACCGTTGGGAAGAATAAATTTTTCATAGTAGGCCCTCAGCGATTCAAAATAGTCTTCGTTAAACTCACGAGTAACATTTCCCTGACTGCCATAAATCCTAACTTTCACATCTTGTGCGTAAGCAAGCTTCTTTATTTGTTCTACAGTGATTGGGTAATGCGCTTCTTCTCTCACTCTTATACCACCCACCGCGCCAGCCAACCCTTTAAGTACGCCCCGGTTGTATGCGGAACCACTGGGGCTAACGAATGGCATTTTCTCGCCATCAACTAATAATACAAGTGATTCGCCAGGGTTTATAAACACCCATCCTTCGTAATGAAGTATTACAGCAAGCGTAGTTCCAACGCTTTCCTTTTTGACGTCAGTAAATACTTCGATAAACGCTTGACTTAGTGACAGCATGGGTGCGCCATCCAATTCGCCTGCGCTGGGCATAGAGTATCGTTTAAAATCTTTGAACTCGTCCTGAGTTAACCTATATCCATCTTCAATTTGATTTTGCGTCGATTGGCAGGCGAAAAGGGTTAGAAGCAAAATTGCGGCTAAAATGTTTTTCATACGTTTCCTTGTATATTTGTTTCGATGTCAGATTACGAGATCGAAAGTTATTTGCCAAGACCTTAAAAGGTTCTCTCCATTTAAGAAAATTGGAATAATCCTTCATAAAACCGAGTTTTCTCTTTCGGTAGAGGTTACGCTCTCTCTCATTGCTGTTTAAATCTCACTAGAAGTGTTTAAGTTTTTTAATTGGTAACTTTGCTCGTCTAATCAACAAAGTCGCCTTAGGATGTCTTACAGGGCGCTTTTATGCAATAGCATCTTTTAGGTGGTCTTGCAGTATTTCAACAATCTCGTCTGCATCTCTCCACGGCCCAGTTGTGAGACCTAAGAATGGTCGGGCAGGTATGCCGTCTTCTTCTCTACCGAATTGGTGTGTGGCGGCATATTCTTGGTTGCTTCCGAATGTGAGTACTCTTCCCGTTATCTGATAGGTTAACAAATCACGCATGGTACCGGATTGCTGCAGTATCCTATCTTCGCCACCTTTTCGTGCTAACGTCTCTGGCGCTAGCGGTTCCCATTGCTCCCCGTTGGGCGCAAGCTCAAGCTTAAAACGTTCTTGGGTTGCTTCTATCAGATATTCACCGATTTCCGCGAACGCTGGTTCTAAGTCAGTTCCTGCCCTAGCAATGCGAGAAAGCAACGCATTTATCTCACCACTGCCATAAGCACGAACGGTAATGAAGCTGCCAGCCATATTAATCTGCCTGCAGCACTAAGTTAGAAAGAAGATCACCAAACATGGCTTTTTCATGTTCAGGGGCTTTTTTCATTAGCGCTTCAATACGCGCTTGCTTTTCTGCAGTTGGTACCGACGATTGAAGCACTTGCTGTGCGTCACGCAGCTGCTCGCTTTCTTCTTTATGGCCAGCGTTAATTTTGTCGAAAATACTCATTACAGTAGTTCCCCCATTAGTTCGTCGAAGTATGCGACTATCGCTGGATAGTGCGTTTCAAGCATGGCGCGATTAAGCGCCCATGCGGCAAAGTGCTCGGCATGCCATTCCATGGTGTCTTGCATACTGTAAGTGGTAATACTCTCATTTAAGCCAGGTGTAGGAATATCCATGCGCATGGCCTGAAATTGAACTTGGTGTCCCATTTCATGAAGCCATGTGATTATTGCGCCACCATGATCACCACTGTCTGTATAGTGCCTTACTATATGCGACAGTGACCATTGCCGTTTGCCAGCCTGTAAAGCGAGTATTGCCGCCTCTACCGCATTGGTTAAGTCGGTAATGTCGGCAATTTTATTTAAGTTTACACCTGTTTTGGCTTTTACGACGACGTGTTTCCAAGCAAGTGCTGTGTAACCATTTGCACGTCGTGCGGTGTTACTGGGTACAGGCCAATGGCCATTGGCTTTTGATATTGGGACATTTAAATAACTGGTAATGTCCTCTTCCAACTCTTTGGCTTTCTTGCTTCCACGCACCATTTCGGTAGGTTTCAGAAACAAGGTTTTCATACCGTAGGTGGTAATAAAATCGGTCACTTGACGCATTTGTGGTTGCGCTTGACTCAATTCTGAAATGACCTTGTTTAGCCCATGAATGGTTACATTCTTATTGGTTGAGTAAGCGCTAGGTACCGCACGTTCAGGAAGGCGGTTTTTTAGTGGCGGCTTTGAAATTTGCTGCTGGCGCAATACATCGGCTTGCGATTTTGAGCCCGGCGAATAATCGAAACCAGGGTCGATACCTACAGGCACTTGGTGCGCTTCACCTGTTTTCTTATCTACCCATTCGCGCGTTTCAATAACAGGCTCTTTGCTTAACGTCATGTTCTTGCGCTTAATACTGCGCTCTGTCTCACCAAACACTTTGCATTTACAGCCCCAACCATTTTGGGGAAACCAGGTAAGCCAGAACGGCGACTCTTTAGGTAAAATGGTACCGTCTTTACTTTGGTGATGTGGGCGAGGGTAGCGACTATCCCCGTGCGCATAGCGCCAGTAAGGAAAATTCTGCAGCTGCTGGAAGCGACCCGCGTTATAAGCTTGGCGCATGTTCGTGTCATAAATGATATTAGCTCGCCATGCGGCACCGCCTGTGTGTTCCCATCCATGCTTTTTAACCAGGTGTTTAAACTCTTTTTGAAACCAGCTTAAACTTTTGCCCTCTGCTATTGCACTGTCTACCATTTGGCGAATGTCGGCCAACAAATCCGTCTTCGTTGCGCCAGCCACCATAAAAGCGTTATTGTGCTGTTCACGCCACACATCAGCCCAGCGTTCGCTGGGCATGTTCAACTTGTTTCTAAAGTGAGTAATGGCTTCAGAAAACTTCTGAGGGCCGTACTGGGCAGGCATTAGGCTTTTTCTTCCGCGTCCAAAATGTAGTAAGACTTACACTGACAGCGCGGACAAACCTTGTCATAGACTGCTAGCTTTTTGTGGCTGAGGTCGCGCTTGTCAAGCCTCTCATTTTCAAAATGTATATTTCTACATCTACAACATTTAACTTTCGCTGGTTGTCTTATAGTCATCAATTACCCTCATTCACATCAAATCGTCCGCTTAACTCAGCTGCGGTAAATGCTTGGCCCAAAAGTAGTTGATAATCTTCAATGGGCAGTTGGTCTTCTAATTCCAGCAGCTGCTCTAATAGCGCCTCCAATGAATTAGCATTAGCCACTAGCGACTCAATGGGTTGCATTAACTGACTGAACGATTCGCCAGCCTGTTGTGCTAAACGCTTAGTAAGCACATCTGCGCCGTCGTCTTTCGGTTGTTGTGCTTTAAGTGCAGCGAGCGCTAAACGCAATGCAGCGGTTTGCGGCTCTTGTTTTGGGTCGTCCTTATCCGCATCCTTTTCCTCTGGCTCGTTAACAGCAGGCGTGGCGACAGCGCGAGCCAAGATGGCCTCTTCGCCTTCAGGCTCCGGAATGCGAAGCTTATCTTGCGCCCAGCTGGCCGGAATGCGAAAACCAATGTCGACCAGCTTGGGTAGGCTCTCAGCGTATTGGCTGATGTCTTCTGGCTCTTGTGTGTCGAATATAATGCGCGGCTTACGTCTTGGGTCGCCTCGGTAGCTTAGGCTGTTAAGCGCGTGCATAGGCAATACAAGGTCACGATTTAGCGTGTTAGCAATTTGGCGTAAGTCATGGTCGCGAATGTCTTGTCGTACTTCATTGTGCACGTTGCCTAGCGCTTGGCTCCCCGTGCTGTCTACCTGTGATGTGAGGGTTTGACCCAAAATGACTTTAGATTGGATACGCTCACACCAGCTCATCATTGTCATGAAGGGGTCGCTGCCGCCGCCTTTCGCGGCTTCGTGAAATTCAATTTCCATGCCTTTGGGGATTATGCCCCCAGCATTGTGGCCAATGCCGAGTACTGCCTGAAGCAAGCGGCTCTTTTCAGTATCAGTTGCACCACTTGGGTATTTACCCAATTTAATTGGAATACCGTAAATCTCTAGGAACTCGGCTAAGTCGCGTACAGAATAGTTTTTGAATATAAAGGGCCACGCTAGCTGACGAATTAGGCCAATGCGAGCGGCATAACCGCTCTTTGCAGGATGGCGGTGCTGCAGCCAATTAAGCGGGCGTAGTTTCTCGCCCTTACCCGTTTGGTCGCGAAGGGCAATGCAGTCCTGGTCGTCGTGGTGTAACTGGAACCACGTAGCAGGGCGGTGCTCGAAAGCCTCAGGAATACGGAAGTTATTGTAAAAGCCCCATTCATACTCAATGTTTGAAAAGCCTTTTAAAATGCCGTCACCCATACCAAATATGATGTTGTGCCAGTCTTCCACATCTTTCAGCATTTGCTCTATGTTGGCCGCATCTTTTTGTTCCTGGGCCGAAGCATTCACAGGCGGCTCTATCTGCCAATCGATATCGGTTAGCGCCATCTTACGCTTGAATATTTCAGCCTGGATGTGACCGTCTTTCTCTTCGATGTCCTCAGCAAGGTAGCACTGTTCTAATAAGCTACCTTGTTCAGCATTTTTAAGAATGACCGCCAACGTGGCAGGCGTTAGCCCAGAACTAGGATGCTCAGCAAACTCGCGGCGCATTTGCGCCACGCGTGCTGAGTTATCGGTTTGTTTGGTTTTAAGGCCGCGTTCGCGTACACGAAATCGCGTACCGTTTTGCTCGTAGGTTTCCATTAATAACACCCACTTTGTTGGATTGAGTAGTTGTCGTCATTGTTGCGGTTGTCGCGCCTTTCGGCTTTGGAAGGCAGGCTCATGTAGTCAATTTCACCGCCCTCCATTTTACTGGCCGCAACCATCATGCAGCAGGCAATAGCACCGTCGCCATGTCGCTGTTTTTTACTGTCGGTTTTCGCATCGGGTATGCGAGGCACGCCCCGGTTATTAATTTGAATCGAGCGCAGGTCATCCAAGATGTCAGCGTCACTCGGTATGATAATGGTGAAGTCCTCAAAATGGGCCTTCATAGGCGGCATGCTTTCTCGATACCAGTTTTCGGTGATCTTGACCGACTCGATAAGCCCCGCGCCGTAATGGTCAACTGCTTGCTCTGCCAAGTATTCACCGTTACCCGTGGCATCCAATTGCGCGCCAATAAAGCGCGGTAGCCTGTCGATGATGAAAAATAGAATTTGCTCCTGCTGCTTGTAGGGAATATTTTTAAGTTCCACCACAAGCGGTACACGAAGGCTTAAGTCTTGCTGTATTGCACCAACCCATAAACACGTTAAATCGCCAGTACGTGCAAAGTCCTCCCCTAAGCAGTGGCGCTGCTCTGGGTTTAACTTCTCCAGCTGAGGCAGTAGTACCTCTTTGCACCAGTCTTTAATATCAGCAGCGCGCAGGTCAGGGCGCATCTGGTTCCACTCAGCGCTTTGTGCATAGTGGATAACGGTGGGCTGGCCACTTTCGTCGGGTTGCACCATAGCCTTATCGATTAGGGCACGGCTAATGTAGGCACCACCACCCGATTTAGGCACACAGAAGTATTCTTCCAGTGCATCCTCTTGGCTGGCGGTATCGTTAAGTAAATCGTTCTTCCACTTTTGTTCGGCCTCTTGGCTCCAGTCATTCCCTTTAACCTGGCATATGCGCTGGTACAAGCCTTCATTGCATGCGTCATCTAGCGTAATACGATGAATGCTGTAACGCTTTTTGCCTGCTCGGCTGTCTTGTATTAGCTGGTTAAAAAGGTTCTCTGCGCCGTTGTGAGTGCTGATTAGGCGCACCTTTGCGCCCCACATGGTAAGCGCAAGTGCGGCCTTGAGTACTTCCGCTAATTGGTCGTGGAAGGCGGCTTCGTCAATGGTTACGTTACCTTGCATACCACGCAGGTTAGACGGCTTCGAGCTCAGCGCTTGTATTTTAAAGCCACTGGCAAAATGAATAACGAAGGTAAGAATTTCTTTGCCTTCCTGGCCATCGTCAATGAACAGCTCTTCTTCAATGTCACCTGC